CAGATGGTTGCAATTGGTTTCTCGAGTTTACGTGCTTCAGTTTCAGCAGCGCACTGGATGAATAGTTCAGGATCGAACTCTGATTGCTCAGGAAGATTGAATTGTTTTCGGAACTCCTCAAAAATGAGGGGTCCTAGCTTTGATTGCGCATCAAAGCGAAGCGCGTTTTTCTGGGGAGACGAAAAACGAAGTCTTTTTTCAACAGCAGTAGGGAGAAGGGTAGGATCTCGACCTGCAGACTGATGAGGGAAAATATTCTCGAGGGAGTCTCGAGGTTCTTTACCTGTTTTAACGTCATCGTACTGACGTCCCATAACTTCTTTCCAATAAAGCTCGCGGTCTTCACGTGCCTTGGGAGGGCGCGTTTCAGACCACCAGCGAGGATGGGAAGCTTTGGGAAGGGATGTTCGGACGGGAGGTTCAAGAAGGGGTTCTTCTCGAACTTTCTCGTCGTACTGATCAGGTATTGATACTAAGGGCATGAGCGCCCGGAAAGAGGGCGGAAGTTCATCGTATCGGTTAAAAGTCCAGGAGGACAGAACTTCTCCAACCGTGCGGGGGGCACAGCCGAAAACATGTTGAATCTTGGGATCATCGAGCATTGGGATCCCTCTGAGAGCCGGAAAAAGAAGGAGGCGGTCAAGAGGGGGTCGATGTCCAAGAAGAGCACCCAGGAAGGGATGCGAGCTTATGGTAGTTTTGTCTATTGGGGTAGCGAAGACAATATGGAGATTGCGTTTGCAGCGAGTTGCTGCGGTCCACCAAGCTTCATTAGATACAGCCAAAAGAGAGGCGGATGAGACGACGAGTTGCACGTCGTCCCACTCCTTCCCTTGTGGGGAAGTGTAGGTGTAAACTGGTTTCTGGTGTTGAACAGTCCAGTTAGAAGCTTCGGCCATCGAAGATACAAGTATCTGATAGCCGGGTTTAAGGTGGTGACCATAGGTGATTGAGCCCGTTATGGTCGAACGGGTAGAAAGGTTAAGGCGTTGAGCCAAGAGTTGCGGAAGGCGTCTAGTGAAATTAATGTAAGGCGTCGAGCAGGGAAGAATAGTAGTTATACAAGAAGGTAATAAATCTATTGGTAAGGGTTCGCGGGAAGAGGAAACAAATTGTCCTTGACAGACATCCCCCAACGCTATGACACGTCGGAGGTTGTTGTTGTAAAGGACGACGAAATCGAGCCAGCCTGGAGGGGCCTGCGAGATCTCGTCAACAATTAGGAACTCCACCTCGACACCTAAGAGAATTTCGAAGGTTTTGAGGCAGAAGTTAAACTCAGAAGGAAGTTTGAGTTTTTGTTTCCAATCTTCCAAAAGTGCGACACGGAAGAAAGTTAAATAAGAACCAGCTAGAAAAGTTTCGAGATTGTGCTGGTTAGCCCATTTTTTGATTGTTTGCTGGATGGGCCAACTTTTACCACAGCCGGGGGCGCCGTGGACGAAACATAGTTCGATCTCAAAGTCCGAAGACTTGAGACCTTTGAGGTAAGTGGTTATCACGTCTGGGTCGAGACGTGCCTTGCGGAGCACATCTTTAGACTTGATACCAATCTCCTGGTTGAGCCAGGAAGCCCAAAACGTGCGAGCACGTTTCGGGTCGGGAGACCACTTCTTGAAGGGAAGATAATTGAGGGAACCACTGAGAGAAGCGGAACCCCACAATTGGATCAAGTTGCGATCTATGGGGAGGGTGGAATAGTCTTCCAAGGGGCCAATGGCACCAAACTCCCAGTGAGGGGGTCGGGTGGCATAAGCCTGATACCACAATAAAGTGGCATCAAAAGGGCCTTGGACGCCTATTCGGCGGGGGGCACGTGGTGGCGCACCAGCTGGGTAACAAACCTGCATTGACAGGTTCAGAACCAGGCAGAGCGCGTGGGCATGCAAAGTACTCAAGCCGCGATTATTTTCGTCAGCAGCTAAGAGGTCATGAGCAGGGAACAACCCACATAGGATGTTCCACAAGTGTTCTCGGGTACAATTTGCGATGCGAGCCATAGCCGTCAAAAGACAGTCATTGGTCGTCATCGGAATCGGATAGCGTGCGCCATCTCCGAGATTTTCGTTTTCCAACCACGAGGAGCGGTTGAGAGTTTCGGTCGAAAGACCGGCCACTGCAGGTGCGGTAGCCACCAAGCCAGCTGGGTTTTGAGGACCGTGAACTGGCATCTGGATGGCTTGTACGCCTAGGGGATTGTTAATCCTTTGGGCACCGGGGAGCAGAGGCACTCGATTTGGGAGCGCGTATCGGGTAACGCGGCCTTGAGCTAAGTCAAGGGCTTCCAACGCAGCGACAAGTGTGTCAGCCGTGGTATCCAATCGTCTGTTAAGACGCTCAACCTCAGGCTCAGTCAAGACACGCGTGGGGATGATGTCTGGTCGGACGTCAAGGACGTCAGGACGAACAAAAGGTTCTGGTATATCACGAACAGCAGGGTCAGCTGGACGTTGAGGAAATCTGTAAATTGGAGGAAAATCCTCCGAAGAAGTGTGTGAGCCTCCAGCCGGTCCGTCTGGGTAAATAAAGTCATCAGGACCCGCGTCTAAGGTGCGGAGATCCAATGCTTTGGAGACAGACCAACTGGATAAGTGGACAAGAAGTTTGAAGACAGGCTGGTTCATAAGTGATTTTACATATTTATAAAGGAAAAGTGAAGGGAAGAGACGACGAAGAAGCCAAGAAGGAAGAAATTTTTCTAGGATTTTGAATATTTTTTCGCGTATCAGGACAGATATTTTCGGGAAAAGACCTCGTTCAGAGGTCGGGGTATATTTTCTGGTTAACTGCATTAACCGCGCAAGCTGATGAACAGTAGCGAGAGGGAAAGCTGCAAACTCCTTTCCGGAAGAGTTGGCTCGAATTTTCGCCCAAGCATCGGCGTCAGAGTACTTGCTCAAGGATTGAGCATGAAGGATGACCTGGCGATACAGGTTATAGGGCACCCAGGGGTTGGGCATCGAGACATGAGGGTCAAGCTGGGGTAGTTTGACCACGGAAGGAAAGGGTAGCAGATCCGTCGTCCTGTAGGAAGGCGAAGTGGAAATGCAGAAAAGATGATGAGCGTAATCGGATCGAAGACGCTCAACGCCAAGGTTTGGAAAACCCGGGCAAGAAATTTTGTTGGTCTTCAACCACCGGAGGCTGAAGAGGGGTTGCTCATAATTGTCTGAGGCATTATCCTCAAGTGAGTAGAGCAGTTTATCCTGACCCGGGTAGGTCAGGGTGTACAAGCTCGGTTGAGAGGACTCATCTTGAGTAAGAGCCTCAGCGGGTAACTGAGCGGTAAAGTAAATTCTTTTAATGGTTGGGTAAGAGGTGAGCAGCCCAAAAAAGAATTCCGGTGAAAGAAATTGGGCTGCATCATGCACAAAGGCAATGGTTGGTTTGGAGGTTGGCATGGGTGAGTAAGGCCAACGAGTAGAATCCCTAGCAGTCAAGTGCGGATTCCAAACTGAGTATGAGTTCCACTTCGAGCAGCCTGCTAGACGGGTAATCTTGGCAGGCTTCATGAAGAGGAACAGGACATCCTCGCCTTGAAGGAGAGGAGCTAAAGTTTGGAAGAGAAAAGAATTCTCAAGCGCTTTGTGCACGGGATGGGAGTGCGTTTTTGTGGGCATTGGGTGAACGGGAATGCCAACCGCTTCCAGAAGTTGAGCCTGCTTCTGGGTCAGGACGTATGGACAGATCTGCTCAGCAAAAGAATAATCAAGCTGAGCTGTGCGGGAGGCACGAAGAAGGAATTGGTCTTTGTAATTCGAGTCTAGAAGGACTCGAGCCATATCCATCTTCGTGCCACCAATGCGAAGATCTCTACGCCATCCAACGATATTTGCGAATGGGTAGTCTGGATTTATATGGATCCAGGATTGTCC